TTAAATAGTTACTCAGGTCAGACTGGTAGAGTAGTTTGGCTTTATATTAGAAATACTAGTAGTAATTCTAATTGGCTAGGAGACATTGCTTTTGATACATTTCAATTTACTAATGGTTCTGGCACGACGACAGATATTTTTCCTACCTCTTCATCGACAGCATTTAAAGGTCAGAGCGTTGGTCGAACATATTCATCTCTTGCCAACTGTGTAAGTGATTGGGATAATGGAAATATAACTTTAAATACGATAAATACCACAGTCTACAACAATGGTCCTTGGAATTTCAGAACAGGTCTACCACCATCAGCAGGAAGCAACTGGTACCGAACGGGTCCAAATAGTGGAAGTAGTGATAACACTTCCTCTACTTATTACATTATGTGTGAAACATCAAACAACTCTAACTCAAATATGTATTCGTATCAAAGATATGCTTTTTTCACAACCACAGACACATTCACGGTATAATTTTTTATGATATAATCGTAATAATAAATATAATTTTAGGAAGCATATGAATTTTGCAGTCTATTCAAAAAAGGGATGTCCATATTGTGAAAAGATAAAAAAAGTTTTGACCTTGACAAAACTTAAGTATGTGGTGTATAATTTAGATGAACATTTTGATAAAAAATCATTTTACGATGAATTTGGTGAAGGAACTACTTTTCCACAAGTCGTAGTTGATGGTCAAAAACTAGGAGGTTGTATTGACTCAATCAAGTTCCTCAGAGAAAAAAAAGTTATCAACGTCTGAGATAAATAGAAACGATCTCAAGGTCAATCGTGGTGTTGAGCTCATACTTAAAAAACCAAAGAAAGGAGGTGTTACTGTGAGTACAGAACTTATTACAATCGTTACACTTCCGATAGCATTCTTATTATTTTCTGTTGGTGCTGTGACTGGTTGGTTAATCAGAGACTACATGATGAATTACCAAGAGATACCAAGACCTCATCCAGAAATGTTTGATGAAAATGGGAACTTAGTTCCTGATGATATTGTCGCATTTAGATTTGAAAATTATGACAACAACGAAGAAGACGACGACTAGTAAACCAAAAAAGGCAAGAACAGTCACAGTCAAAAAACCAGTGAGTTTAGACTTGCCGAGAAATCCTTTTATGTTTGAGATATTAAATTTAATATCTAAACAAAGAACTAAGGCAAAAAAGATTGAAGTTCTTAAAAAATATGAAGAGATTTCTTTAAAAATAATTTTGATTTGGAATTTTGATGAAAGTGTGATAAGTGTTCTTCCACCTGGCGAAGTTCCATATACTGGATACGATGATCAAAATGCTTATTCTGGAGGTATAAGTGGTAAAATTTCTGAAGAAGTTAGATCCATGCATGCCAAAGGTAATTTTTCATTAGGAGTTAGTGACGGACAGGGACATACTACAATTCGAAGAGAATCAAAACATTTTTATCGTTTTGTAAAGGGTGGTGATGATGGTTTAAGTAATCTTCGTAGAGAAAGTATGTTTATTAATATATTGGAAGGTTTACATCCTCTAGAGGCAGAAATTGTAATATTATGTAAGGACAAAAAATTAGGTGATTCTTATAAAATTACAAAAGATATAGTTGCGGAGGCATATCCTGATATTAAATGGGGAGGTAGATCTTGACTAAAACTGTTTGGACTCCTCAAGAAAAAGATGGACTAAAGCAAAAATATGGATGTGAAATATTAGTCGAGAGGGCAAAGCAAGATCAATTGAATAGCACACAGTTTCCATCTGATTCTTATATCGTTGAATATAAGATTGATGATGAAACCATGTATGATTTAACACGAGGAACTCAAGTTACTCTGTTTGATATGTATTATGACAAGTTCAAATCTCAATTAGTATCAATAAATTATGGAAGAGGTAATATTAAACCTCAATTATGGAATTATAGTAAACCAAAAGAAAAGAAAAAGAGAAGATAATATAAAATTGTAACAGAAATTACAAAATTTCTTGACTATATAGTGTGGGTATGATAACATACCTTTACGTTCATCCAGATGATAGAACTCACATTACTGGCATCATTACTTACTGAACATAATGCTTCCCATTGGGAAATGTCTTGTTCAGAATGGAATCAAAACAGAATTGAGATACTTAGTGATAAGAATCTTAACTCTGATGCTCATGAGTATCTTATAGATTACTTAAGAACCAAGGTGTCAGATGACTGTGATGCTTATATCATCGGACGCAAGTAAGCCGACTCGGAACGGGTTCGTTCATCCTTATGTACAACATTCTTCTCAGTCTAATAGCAATTGGAGCACCACTTGATTGTGAGCATGCTGCTGAACTAATAGACACTGCACATAATAATCCTGATAAATCTGAGCAATTAGAAATAACAAGGGTTGTTATTGCACACACAGATCCAATGTGTTTTAAGGACGCAAAAGCCGACTGAAGGAACGGGAACACGGATCCCTCGCAAGAGGTAAAGGTGCAAATTCCAACTACTTTAGGAGAAACCAAATGGCACAAGTCACATACCGTGGTGTCGTATATGACACCGACAGGAACAAAGCAAAGCAGACTAACAAGGTCGATCTAACTTACCGTGGTGTAAGACAAGAAAAAGAACTTACAAGTATTAAATGATTGAAACTCTAGAGATTTGTTTGGCATCCGTCATCTTTCTCACAATCATAACTGCTGAAGTTCAATTCCTGTATGGAAAATAAAACGAAGGGGTTGATCCCCTTCTTTTTTTATGCTATCATAAATAAAATGAAAATCTCATGAACAAAGAAAATCTTAAAATTCTCATTAGTGACTTAGAACGTGCAGTATCTGAGTTGAAAGCAGAGGTTTATTCTGATAGAGAATCTTATTTGACTTATGAGAATTATAAGAAACTCGATGAAAAAGATTTAAATTATGGTCACATTTACGAGGATGATGAATGAGAACTAAGTACATTTTAAAAAACCTAAGAAAAGCTCTTCAACAAGATTACCTGTATGATGAAAATGAATTAAAGTATATGAGAGAACAATTGTTTATTTTGGAAAATGAAGTGGAAAAGAATAGAACACAACAATCAAGAGGATTTGGTCAATGACCGTTAATCTGATAAGCATCACACCTGATGCAGAGAAAACGATGGCACATATTGCCAGAGTTTCGAATCCAGACAATCAAGATAATCCAAACTATGCAGGATTGTTGAAGTATTGTATTAAACATAATCATTGGTCTGTGTTTGAGCAATCATCAATGACACTTGAGATTGAAACAACTCGTGCAATCGCAGCACAGATTTTGAGGCATCGTAGTTTTACGTTCCAAGAATTTTCTCAAAGATATGCAAAGAGTAATCAATTAGGTGAGATTGAATTACCAGAGTTGCGTAGACAAGACAAAAAGAATCGTCAAAACAGTATAGATGATCTGGATGCAAAGGTTGTTGATAAACTGAATCGTCAGATGATCACTCTGTTTAGTTCTTCACAAGCATTGTATAATCAGATGATTGAAGAGGGAGTTGCAAAAGAATGTGCTCGTATGGTGCTACCACTTTGCACTCCTACAAAAATCTATATGACAGGTTCTTGTCGTTCTTGGATTCATTATATTAATCTAAGATCAGCACATGGAACACAAAAAGAACACATGGTTATCGCAGAGGCATGCCGAAAGGTATTTACCGAACAGTTTCCATCTGTATCAGAAGCCCTTGAGTGGGTCTAAATAACTTTACATTACTTTATAATTATGGCGACATATCCTGTAGTTAACAATCAAACTGGTGAAAGAAAAGAGATTGTGATGAGTGTGATGGATTGGGATAAATGGACAGAAGACAACCCAGATTGGAGTCGTGATTATTCAGATCCTTCAACTGCACCTGGCATGGGAATTGAATCTGTTGGTGATTGGCAAGATAAATTAAATAAAAAACATCCAAGTTGGAAAGAGGTTATTAAAAAATCAGAAAAATCTGCTGGCATTCGAGGAAGATTAGCAAAGAGAGGTATTGAAACTTAATGGCAAGAAGAAAAAGAGGATCAAGTTCAGAGCAACCAATTGGTGTTGGTTTAACTGCAAAACAAATGAAAAGAAAAAAACCATTAAATAATGGTTATCTTATTGACATTGAACCACTATCAGATAATCAAAAAAAATTATTTGATTTCTATAATGATCAAAAAAATATAGTTGCCTATGGTTGTGCGGGAACTGGTAAAACATTTATTACATTATATAAGGCACTTGCTGATGTTTTAGATGAAAGCACTCCATATGAAAAAATTTACTTAGTAAGATCTCTTGTATCTACAAGAGAAATTGGTTTTTTACCTGGTGATCATGAGGATAAAGCAGACATCTATCAAATACCTTATAAGAACATGGTAAAGTATATGTTTCAGATGCCTTCTGATGCTGACTTTGAAATGCTCTATGGTAATCTAAAAGCACAAGAAACAATTAAGTTTTGGAGCACATCTTTCATTCGTGGAACTACATTGGATAATGCAATCATCATTGTAGATGAATTTCAGAATTTAAATTTTCATGAACTTGATAGTATTATTACTCGTGTTGGTGAAAATACAAAGATTTGTTTCTGTGGTGATGCGAGTCAAACTGACTTAGTAAAAACAAATGATAAAAATGGTATCGTTAATTTTATGAACATCTTGCGTAAAATGCCATCCTTTGGTATAATAGAATTTGATATTAATGACATCGTTCGTTCTGGACTTGTCAAAGAATATCTTTTGTCGAAACTAGAGATAAATTTTGATGTTTAATCATGTAGACTTAGATCTTAAACCAATTCCAAGAGAAACAATAGATGGTATAAGGTATTATAAAATTCCTGATGAAGAGGAACCACTTAAGTTAGTTTCTATTACATCTATTACAAGTCATTTTAACAAACAGATTTTTCTTGATTGGAGAAAAAGAGTTGGGAATGAGGAAGCAGATCGTGTAACAAAAGCTGCCACAACTCGTGGAACAGATATGCATACACTAACTGAGCATTATCTAAAGAATGAGAAGTTACCAAAAGTTCCTCCTATATCTGATTTTTTATTTAAAATATCTAAGAAAGAATTAAGTAGAATCAATGAAATTTATTCTCTA